TGCACCAAATCGCGTATGGCGTAATTGGCACCGGTCGCCCATGCGCCGCGGCTCGTGAAAGCCTTAAGGGACGATACTGCGCCTAACAACGTTGGCTTTTGGTTGCCAAGCCGATCCGTCGCTGTAGCAGCTTTCGACGTGGCCACCTCAGCAATATGCGCCAGATCGCGTTGGCCGTTGTTTAGGTCCGTGATATTTAATGCCGCCATGCAATTCCCTTTTTTTGGACGAAAAAAAGCGCCGTCGGCGCTTTGGGTAACTAACTATTTTTTTATGAACCTATACTGCAACTGATTAACGCTGCTCTCATGCTGTTCGCGAGGTCGATTGCCGTCGCGAGGTCGGAGGCGGGCGCGGGCAATGAGGCGCCCTCTGGTTTGACAGGGGTAAACCCAAGTGCCTCGATCACCTGATCGAAAGTGACCGTGTTCAGCTGGATGACGACGTCGTCATATCCCTTCGTGTATAGCGCACGGTCCTTTAAGTTGACCGCAAGACCGCCCACGACAAGCTCACTGGGCAACGGCGCCTTCCCAACGACCACGCTGTGCGGAATCTGTACCTGCTCGACCATATCCTCGGCCCCTTAGTTGATGATCTCGGACTTGCCCGGGATCGCCGCGTTGTCCGCGGCGTAGTAATCCGCCGAGTAGTTGATGGCCCGGACCGTCACGTACTGCGGATCCGACAGGTCGAGCTCCTGCACCAGGTACGCCTGCGCGCCGCGCGCGCTGTCGGCCGCGAAGCTGTAGATCGTTCGGATGCCGTCCTGCCCGTAGCTCGTCACGATCGCCTCACTGGGCAGCGCCTGCAGGACCACCTGGTTCGGCGCCGCCCCTACCCTGCAGCCGATGCTCTGCAGCGAGCCATCCCGGCGCATCAGCACGATGCTGTGCTGCTGGCTACCCGTGAACGCCACATCCCTGCTCAGCGTCAGCGTGAGCCCTTCCTGCCCCACCACTTCGCCGTCATACGACTTGAACCGCGTGTTGTCGACGATATCGATCCGCGCGTTCGGCAGCAGCGAGCGAGCATCGCTCGTCGTCGTGGTCTCGATCGTGACCCGCTGCCCGAGCAGCTTCCTATATTCCCGGTTCGCCCGCAGCCACGCCTGGGCGAACGACCGAATCCCGGCGATCTCGAACTTCTTCGCCTTCGTGTGCGACCCATCGAGCGGCAGCGTGATCGTCTCCGCCTGCCCGCTATCCGGGTCGGAGTAGACGAACTCGACGCCGTCATATTCCGCATCGGACGCGAACTTGCGCGTGATCGCTTCGGCTTTGGGTTTCTTGTTCCGGTGCGTGAACAGCGCCGTGCTGTTCGCCTGGGCGCAGTCCAAGGCCAGACGGATCTTCCCGTTCTGCCGGTACGCGATGCAGAACCCCGCGTTCGCGATCGAGATCACCGTCTCCTCGAAACTGGTGCTATCAGTGTCAAAGGTGAAGTTGAACTGCCCGCACTCAGGGTTCCACGCATCAAGCGCCTGCTGCACGCCCCATATCTGCCGCATGTCGACTTCGCTCGCCAGGTCGCGCCGTCCAATCTTCGGGTCGACCGACACCGCGGCGATGATGTCCACCAGCCTCGAGGTGGCCGCGATCGTGCCGGCCACGTGGCGGCCGTTCGCATCGAACGCGCCGGAGAACCCTGCACCGTTATAGATCGGCAGCTTCCTCGACGCCAGGCAGTTCAGCTGGCGCGACTTCACGGCCGTGGCGCGCGCGGTGGCCTGCGTCACCGTGTGCACCGTGGTCTTGTTCCCGAACTCCGTCTTCGTCACTGTCGACACGGTGTACAGGTCCGCCCACTTGATCTCGTCGACCACCGTCCCCTTGAATTCGAAATCGAACGGCGTCGCGCGGAACATGCGCACCCGGGCCGGCCCGGTCCAGGCCGTCGCGTGCTCGACCGTTTCGGCCCGTTCGTCCTGCACCGCGCCCGACAACGAGCCAGCAACAGTTTCGACGACGCCCGTCGGCGACAGGTCGGCGCGCAGCTGCTCGATTTCGATCGTGTAGTTCACCGCCGTGATCAACTTGCCATTGTCGTCCTTGAACATGCCGTTCTGGGCGATCACGTTGCACCACACCTCCGTCCGGTCCGGCGCCGGCAGCGTGACCCAGTCGGTAACGTGGGTCGCACCCACGATGGTGATCGTGCTGACCACTTCCTTCGCAGCCGACCAGCTCGACGTGTTTAGCACGATCTCGCCGTCGTCGACCGACTTCACCGTGTACGTCCCGGAGTAGTTGTACGGCCCCGCGACCACAGTCTCGCCTACTTTCGAGCCGTCGTAATCCAGGCCAAGAATCGTGGTGGCATTGAATCCGGCCATATCGACCGTGATTTGGTCGCCCGGCTCGAGGACCGAATTGAAGTTCGGTTTCTTGTCGACTTGCGTGATCTTGTCGCCGCCTGGCGCCGGCGTGTATTTGTACGTCGCGCCCGCCGGCAGCTGCACCTGGTTGATGGCCTTCAGCGTGATGCCGTCGACCTCGATGGCGCGCTTCGCCGTCACGATGTCGTCGACGATCGGCGCACCGATCTGCAGCGCAGGCGGGCCGCTGTTCGGCGACGTGAACGGGTCGTAGAAGGCCGCACTGGCGCCGTCGATGTCTTCGATCAGGGTGTCGCCGTCGCGCACCTCCGCGATGTCGTAATAGCCGCGCCCGACGCAGTAGTAGCCGTACTCGAACTTCTTGTGCCCGATGTACTTGTTATAGGTCGGCATCATCAGCGAAGGGATCGACTTCACCGTGCCGTAGATGTCCTCCACGCGCTCGAGCAGGCGCACCTTGTTCTCGCGGGCGCCAAGCGCGTTGTTTGGGCTCTGCTGCGTCCTGTTGACGTTGCCGGGCATGACCGGCTTCGGCATCAGGACAATCGCGGCCACGGCCACCACCGCGGCAACGACAAACGCCGCAATAGCCCACGTTACCGGGTCGCCGCCGGGGCTCTGCAGGACGACGTACTCGGCGCAGTTGTTGGCCAGGATCGCTTCCGCGTCCCGGCTGATTTCGTTTTCGACGCACGGCTCGCCGGCGAAGATCTGCACCGTGACGGCCGGCTTCGCGCCATAGTGATCGAGCAGCCATTGCGCCAGGCTGGCCACCTCGAACACCTTCGGCGCCGCCGGCGCGAACGGCGAATCGTATAAGCGGATCCTGGTCATACTGCGCGCGCCCAGAACTCGACCAGGGCGTACGCATCGCCAACGACCGACATCTCTTCATAGCGGCTGCCAGCGTCGAGCGCGTGCAGCACCTTTCCCTGGTAATACACGCCGCAATGGTGCAGACCCATCGCCGCGGTCTTCCCCATCAACACAATGCAGTAGTCGACCGGCTCCGCGATCTGGGCAAAGCCCTCGGGTGACTTGTGCAAGGCGATGCGAAAGGCGCTCGCGATCGCACGGATCGAACCGTTGATGGTCTTGTAGTCCGTCACCGGCAGGGCCAGCTCGGAAGTGTAGACGTCTGCAACGAGCTGCCAGCAAGGTGGCGACTCGTACTGCTTGGCCAGGTAGGCATTAATGTCCATTACAGGAATCCTCTCAGCATGGGCACGTCCTTGGGCGCGTACAGCTCGCCCGTGCGTGTCATGTTCAAACGCGGCGACACCGCGCTGATTGCGGCGGCGCCGATCGCATACGAGATGCTCTCGGCCTCAAGCACCGCAGTGGCCTGCGCCGCCGTCAGGTTATCGCTCAGGTACACCCGGTACACGATCTTGATCTTCTCGGTCGTGCTGACTGGGATGCGGTCCAGCTGCTCGCGGAACTCGTCCTCGATGTCGATCAGCCCGAGCCTGATGTCGAACTGCTGATCCAGGTGGCCCTCGTTGCCGGCCAGCTTGATCTCGATATTGCAGGGTGCTATGTCGACCAGCACGCCGTCGGCAACGGCCTGCCCCGCATAGGGCTCGCGCCACAGGTGGTAGGTCTTGCTCATGGCCGAGTGGCTGATCTGCAGCGTCTGGATTGCCCAGATGGTTTGCGGCGCGGACGCGAGAAATGTCCGCAGCCGGGCTTCAAGGTCGAGACTCATCAGAAGTCCAGTACGTTGGTGTCGACCAGGGCGAACGTCGCCAGGCGCTGGAGCACCGCGTGGGAATACGCACCATAACTGTTGTACACGTCCACCAGCCCTGCCGCGTCGGCCGCCGTAATCTCATAGGCCTTGTTCTCTGTCTCGGCAACGAACGAGACAACCATCATGATCCCGCTCGTGCGTGCTGCAGAGTACGACCCGGGCACAATGTTGACCGGGTGCGGCTGCATACCGAAGCCCGAGTCCATCGTCATGTCGAAGGTGATCGCACCCTTCCGAATGATGTGGTGGTAGAAGGCCGTCCATACCGAGAACTGCATCTCGTCCAGAATCAGCGTAATGTTGAAGCGCTGCGGCCCCCGGTCCCAGTCCAACGCATACCGGGCAGCGCCGCCGGCGACGTCGGTCCGCATGACCCCGCCGGGGTCGTCCATCGAATACCCGTCGACGACAGGCTTCAGGCCGCTTGGCAATACTGGGTTGGTCATCCGCGTGTCCTTTGCAGGCTGAAGTTGCGGTGCATCCCGCGCGATACTTTGCTGTTCGGGTCGCCCATCTGCGCCGTCACCGCCGAAACCGATTCTGAGACGACCAGCGCGATCTCGTCCGGACTGATCTGCCGCTGTTGCACGCGGTCGATTCGACCTGTCGTGTTGTTGACGATGGATACCTTCATGGCGCCGGCATCGCCACCGCCGCTACCGGCAGCCTTGCCGAGACGCCGGATCGTGTCCGCATGCTGCGCAGGCAGCACCATCTCGCGCTCGTGCAACTGGGTGAGCGGGTTGATGCCGGCCGGGATGTCGAAGCCGCCAGCAGCTGAGGCAACGCTGAGCGCCGCGGCAGCCGTTGCCGTCGTCGCGAAGATCTCCGCAGCGGCAATGGCCGCCGCAGCCGAAGCTGGCGCCGCCACCGGGCCCACGATGGGGATCGCCGCCGTCGCGGCAAATGCGTTCAGCCCGGCCATTGCGACCATCGCCTGCGACTGTGCCGCGATGGTGCTGGCATAGAGCGTTGCCGACGTCTTATCGATGAACAGCTTCTGAATCTGGATCTTGATGAAGCTGGCGATAAAGGCATCGGCTACGCTGAGTGCTACGCTCTTCATCGACTCACCGAAATTCTCCCCGTACACAATAGAGCGCGAGATGCTCGAGGCAACGCCGTCGGTCATGCCTTCGAACGCGCTACTGAACGCTGCCGCGGACTGCCCCGCCACATCCTCGGCATTCGCGCGGTAGTTGGAAAATGCCTCCTGGGCGCCGTTCATCCAGTCGCCCTGCTTCTGGTTTAGGGCTGCCGTGCGCGCATCGTAAGCGGCAAGCTCCTTTGCATAGGTATCGTTGACGATCGAGAGGTAGCCGTCGAACTGCGCTTGAGTGATCCTGTTATTACGCAGATCGGTTTGGAGCCCTTCAACCTTGACATCACGGCTGTCGCTCATCTGCCCACGCGCGGCCTGGTCTTGCCGGAACTTGTTGCCTTTGCCGTAGCCGGCAATGTCCCGTGCATCCTGTTTCTTGATGGTCTCGATATACGACTGCGCCGCCTTGGTCGCGTCGACGTATGACTGCGCCACCTTCCGGTTGGCCGCCTCCTCCTGCTCATTGTTGAGGATAGCGCTCGTGGTCGTATCGGTCCGGACCTTGGCCAGCGCCGCCTGCGCCTCGGCGATCTTCTTGTCGTTCTCGAGCTTGCGCTTGCCGGTCGCGTCCTCAGCTTTGTAGCGGGCGATTTCCTGCTGCAGCGCGTCTTCCTGCGCCGCACTATTTAGATTCAGGAAGCCCAGCTTCGCCGCATAGTAATCCTGGTCCTCGATGAGCCCGGCGGACCGCCGTGCCTCGAGGATTTTTTCGGAGGCGGCCAACGCGTTGACGGTTACATCCGACGTCTTCTTAATATTGGTGACATCGAGGTCCAGCTTCGCCTTCGCCAGCTCCTCGGCCTTCTTGGCGTTCTTGGCATCCGAATCCGCAATGAACTTCGCGGCCTTCGCTGCCGCGGCAGCGGCGGCCTTGGCCTTGCGCTCCTTCTCTTCGGGCGTTTCCTCGGCGGCCGGCTTCGGCTTGGTCTTCTCACGCAATGTGGCGAGCTCGGCCTCGTACTTCTTCAGCGTCTCGATGTTGTGCTCGGTCTGCTTGCCCCCAACCCAATCCGACAGCTTGCCGAACGCGGACGGGTTGGCGATCGTATCCTTGATGTGGGCAATGCTGCCTTCGAGCTGCTTGATGCGCTCCACGTCAGTCGGCTTCGTCAGCTCGACCGCAATACCGCCCATTCCTATCCACAGCGCGTTCAGCAGGCCGCCTTCTTTGTAGGCCTCCGACATCGCCTTGATGACCGAATTTAAACCCGGCAGCAGGTCGGTGGCGATTCTTGCCCCAAGGCCGGCGGATGCCGCCTTCATCTCTGCTAGCGAGTCGTTGAACGCGTCGGCGTTGTCGGCCAGGTCCTGCGACATGCTCGACAGCCGCATGCCCTTCTCGACCATCTCGCCAATGTTTTTACCGCCTTCGGCCAACAACGGCGCAGCACCCTGCCAGGACTTACCGAGCGCAGCCGCGCCGAGCGCAGCGCGCGTCTGCGGATCGTCGACGGCGACAAACACATCGGCCAGCTGCTTAAACGCCTCCAGCGGTTCCTTCGCGGTGATGCCGAGCTTGCGGAATTTCTCGCCGTCCTTGCCGATATTGACCGATAGCTTGTTGATCGAATCAGCGATACTTTCCAGATCGGAGCCGGACTGCTGCGCCGCCAGCGCGAGGCCGGACAGCTGTTCGACGCTGATGCCGGTCTTCTTGCTCAGGTCGTTCATGTTATCGGCAGCGTCGATCGAGCCCATGATCAGGTGGCCCAACGAACCGGCCGCCAGCGTGACAGCCGCCGCTGCCGCGATTGCTCCGGCCTTCAGGTGCCCCTGAAACGCGGCGCTTTTAGCTTCGGCCTTGGCATTGGCCTCGGCCAGCTTCAGGGCCGAATCTGCCGCCTTCAGCTGCGCTTCGGACGCGCCGCGCAGCGACAGCTTGTACAGTTCCGCCTCGCGGACCGACTTGCCGAACGTGGCGTTCTGCTGCTCGAGCTTCTTTACGTAACGGTCGATCGACTGAGACGCTTTGGTGCTGGCGGCAGTCGCTGCCGTGCCCAAGCCTTTGATCGACCGCTTGCTGTCGTCGATCCCTGCCTTGAGCTTGGTGGAGTCTGCAGTTACCTCAATGACGCCACGGCCGATTACATCGCTCATATTCTGCCCAATAAAAAAGCACCCGAAGGTGCTTGGTGGTCTTGCCTTAGCTGCGCCGGTTGACGGGCCGCGTTATTCCCGCTTTTGCTCTCCGCCGGCGCCAGAGGAATACGCCGCCTCAACCACCTGATAGGTCAGCATCTTGCCGTCCTTGTCGAAGGTGAAGATAGTGGAATTCATTTTCGAATCTGCCCCACCAGCAAACATGCCGACGATTGGGATGAACGTCGCCCCGCGGATCTTCACTTGCGAGAATGAGTAGCCGATCGTCTTCTGCCCGTCGGAATTGCGAACCGATGTAACCGGCGCTCCGAACGCGCGGATTACATCGGCCTCTGTCGTAATGCCCTTCTGGAACGCGCTGAGCTGCGCCTCTTGCACTTGCACGCCAGTTTGCGATGCGCAACCAGAAACGGCCGCAGCCAGCATGCACGCGATTGCTGTCTTGTTCATGTACTCTCCCATGTTGTTGTGCGGGAATAATACACGGCGTCAACTGTCGGCGTGCATTTTGGTCAATGCCGCGTCTTCCATCGTGCGTACCGCCTCGAAAACTTCCGCGCGCTCGGCTGGCGGCACCCCAACCAGGCGCATGACCACAGGCAGAGCGGTGTAATCAAGTCCGATCACGCCCCCTGTCGCCACGCGCCACTGCGTTCCCATCGAAATGAACACGCTGACCGGCAGCAGGTTATCCGGCCAAACCTCCACCGGTGGCCCGCTCGCCTCGTCTACCGTGAGGCCCCAGGCAGCCGCCTCTGTCGCGCTCGGCCCCTTCGAGTAGAGGGCGACAGCGGCGGCCTTTAGTTTTTTGCTTTTGCCTGGGTCAATTCGTCGACGTAGGCGCGATACGTCGCCACTGCAGCGCCCATGTAGTTCTGCAGCATAGTCTCGACCGAGGCACGATTGAACTCCTCAGCGAAGTCCCATGCGGCGACCATTTCCATGAACGACTCGGCATCAGTCTTTTCGCCGCGAGTTGCGATGAATTCGTTCAGCTGGTCCTTCGTGCGATGCTTGAAGGTGAATTCCACCCGCTCCGCCGCGGCGCCCGGGATCGGGATGCCGACCGTCGCCTTGAAGGTCGGCGCTGCATTGATAGTCAGCTTACCCATCAGTAGCGCACCGGCTCAGCCAGCAGGGACATGGTGCACTCGACAGCCATGATCTCGTTGACCGTCAAGGATGGGGTCTTGTTAATGGAGATGTAGGCGTTGTAGGAAATGACACCGCCGCCGGGAAGACTGGCCTTGACTGCGCGCGGCAGGCGGTCATCGTTAGCCACCGCGGCAAGCTGGTAGCCCGGCTGGGTAGCGTCGTCCGCAACGCTAAAGGTCAGGCCGGAGGCGCTTTTGAACGTCGGGATACGCTTCTGCGCATCCGATTCCAGGAATTGATATTCGAGGAACTGCTGTTCGCCGCCGCTGCTCGAGCTCGACAGGATCTGCGACAGTTGGGTGTAGCCCGCGACCTTGCGAGCAGTGCCGAGCCCCCCGGCAGCCGGGTAGATGGTCAGAAGGGTCGTATCGATGCCGACGAGCTCGAAGGTGTTTGCCGTCACGTTGCCCACCTTCACAACCTTGTTAGTCAGGCGCGACCAGCCGGAAGTGATTTCGACGAAGTCACCGTTCGCCAGCCCGTGCGCGGCGGAGGTCGCAACCGCGGGATTCGCGTTCGTCAGGAGCGTGATCGGCAAGGCGGCGCCGTAGCCGTTGGCGATCGCGATCAGCGCGCCGTTGGGGAGAGAAACACTCATAGTCATTACCTTTCGATCGAACAGAAAAAAGCCGCCCGTAAAGGCGGCTGGTTTGGGGTGCCCGAAGGCGGTTGAAACTTAATCGGTCCAGAAACTGAAGTCCTGCATCGTGCCGCGCAATTTCGTGTCTGGCTCGTATGTCGCAGATGGAGCGCTCAAGACTGTCGGCTGCAGCGCCGCAACCTGTCGCAGGGCGTCCTCCACCTGCCGCGCAACGGCCGATGCCAAAGGGCGGGAGTCCGCCCATACGTTGATTTGCACGCGCGCGTTCCGCTTACCAGGTAGGCTCCCATCGATAAAATTGACTCCGGCCCCACCGACCTGCTGGTAGGTGATGTACGGTCGTTCTGTCGACGGAGGCGCTACGTCGGGGAATACGCGGTCGTTGACCAGCCCCCTGAGCGCCGCGAATACGATGGCTTCCATGCTCATGTCGGTTCGCTCATCAGTTCTTTGAATTTCGCAGCCATGCGGGCCCTCATGGCGAGGATCACCACGCCTTTCATCGCCTCGTACGCAGGCCGCATGTACGGCTTGGCCGGCACCGATGACGTACCGTATTCCAACGCCATTGCCGCACGGTGCGCTTTCCACGCGACGCCCTTGGCTTTGCGCCGTACGAAGCTATGCCCGTACTCGACCCAGCGCCAGTAGTACGCATCGCCGTCAGCGCCCATCCGGCCCTTGCGGACGGTGACGTGGTACGTTTGCCGCTGGGCACCTTCGGACTTCTCCTCGATGCGCTTAACGATGATGTTGTTCAGGATCGTCCCTTCTACTACAGGTACGCGCCGTTTGGCCTCTTCGCAAAACAAGGCGGCACCCGCGTACCCGCCAGCCCTTAGCATCGCCTCGCCGGCAGACCCCATCAGCCGATCAAGGCCGGACGTCATGTCGCCCGTCAGTTTTGCTTCGATTGAATCAGCCATTGCTCGCTCCGCGCACGCACATCAGATCGAGCCAGCGCGCCTCGACCTTTAGAACTGCCTGGATGTCGTAGACGTCCGCGCCATGCAGCACCCTCATCGTCGCGACAACTCCGGGCCGGTGCCGGATTCGAATCTTGGCCTGTACCGGGTTCTGTGCCGCCTGCGCGGCGATGTACTGCCGGCCGCTCAGGTCTTCGACCTTTGCCCAGGTCTGCGCGAAATCGGCCCAAACCTGCAAGGGCTCGCCGGTTTCGTCCTGCCCCACTGGCGGAGACTGGATCGTAATGCGCTGATCGAGGTCTCCGGCGCTCATAGATACACCCGTTGCCCTTCGATCATGCTGTCGATAAAGGTCACCTTATAGGGCTTGCCGACGCTTGGGGGCGCATTCGACGACACCGGGTCGAACATCTCGAGCAGCTTCGCCAGGATGTAAAGCCTGAACTCTGGCGGGGTGCTGGCCGGATCGTCTCCGTAACCGCACGTGTATTGCACCTGCACGGCGTCGACCCGATCGTATGTGGCCGGCCAGCGGGTACCCGGCTGCAGCATGATGGCGCCCGGCTCGAGCATGGTTGCCACCTGGTATGCAGCCGGGTCGAGCGTTCGCTCTACGTTGGCCTCATCGAAATACTTGACGAAGCCTACCGCCACGAGCGGCGAGCGCTCGAGCTTGATCTCGGAGGGGAACCGCGGCAAGGTCAGCTGGCGCACCTGGTGCAGAATGGACCGGTTCATGTAGTGCTCCGCATGGCCGGTGACGCCGCGAATCCACGCCTCGACCAACACGTCAAGGTCGGTGCGGTCGAGGTCGATCCGCAGATTGGTCTTGGCATCGTCAAGCGTTACAGCGAGCCCGGCCGCAGGGGTTATCAGGCGGTCGGCCATGACGGTCAGCCCTCCTGCGCGGGCGTGGCCGGCAGCTCCGGCTGTGCAGAC